GACTACCTGACGGAGCTGGCCGAGAACTACAAGGCTGGTGCGTTCCCGCAGGTCGCCTTCATGATGGCGGACGCGGAGAACAAGCACACGTTGGACCCGGAGCGATACCGCGGCGAGGTTATCGGCGTGGAGCTTGCCGAGGATGGTCTGGATGTGCTCATCCGGCCCGCGACGCCAGCCGCTGCGGAGACCATCAGGACCAACCCGAAGCTGGGCATCAGCGCACGTATCCTCGAAGCAGTGGAGCGTGGTGAGCAGGCCTTCGGCAAGTCACTGATGCACGTACTCGGTACGCTGGACCCGAAGATCCATGGTCTGCGTCCGTGGCAGGAGGTCGCTGACCTCTCCAACACGGACATCGAAGAGACCCTGGACCTGTCGGAGGTCGCATACCGGGTGGACGAGCCTGTCGTGGAAGACACGACGGACGAGACGAACTCGGACGAGACCGACGAGAACGAGGACGAGACCGAGGTCGAAGACGACACCGACGACATGGACGACGGTGCCGATGAGACGGAGCTGTCTAACGATAGCACCGAGACTGGAAGGGAGGTGGAGATGGCGAACGAGACGGACGATGCACGTGCGGTGGAGCTCGCGAACCTGCGTGGTCAGGTTGCGCAGCTACAGGCTCGGAACGCTTCGCAGGCCTTCGACGCGGAGGCGCGAGGACTGGTCGAGGCTGGTGTGCCGCCGGTGCTGGTGCAGCTCGCTCGGCCCATCCTCTCGCTGCCGGCCACACCGGTGATCGAACTGTCCAACGGGGCGGAGTCGATCGATGTGGCCTCTACGCTGCGAGAGATCCTGCAGGAGTGCAAGGGCATGGTGGACCTCGCGAACGAGCGGGGACACAGCCATGTCGGCTACGACACGCAGGAGGCTCGTGAAGAGGCCCTCCTCGCTGGGTGGAGGGTCTGATGGCTGGAGCGATCAAGCGCTACGACTTCGGTCCTGTCACCTTCGAGGTCAATGCTGCCGTTGTCGGTGGCACCCTCGTCGAGCCTGACGGTACGACCGGCAAGGTCAAGACCGCCACTGCTGGTACGGCGGTGTGTCTGGGTATCGCGGAGACGGACGCAATTCCGACCGCGACGGACCAGAACATCTCAGCGACGAACATCCTGCTGAGCCCCATCGGTCCGTACGTGGCCGTGGCTAGCGAGGGGTTCTACGACATCGAGTACGCCGCGGCGTGTGTCGCGGGTGCGAAGGTCAAGGTCGCGGCGAACGGTACGGTGACCCCCTGGGTCTCTGGTACCGACGCCTCAGGGCTCATCGTCGGCATCTGCTACATCGCCGCCACTGGTGCCACTCAGAAGCGTCTCACCAAGCTCACGCTCTGATGGCAGAGCACGAGAGGAGGTAAGCAGTGCCTACGATCCCGATCATCAGCCAGACGGACAGCTTCCGTACCACAGTCGCCGACCTGGTGAAGAACCCGCGTCTCATCCCCAGGCGGATGTTGTCGCTGACGGAGAACGAGTTCATGGCCGATTGGGTGCTCCGCGATGGCGGAAGTGCACCCGGCGGTGTGGTCCAGTACCAGGAGTCGTCTCCGCTGTTCGCGGACTCCGAGCCGGTCATCAAGGCCGAGTTCGGCGAGTACCAGTACGTGTACTCGAGCGAAGGCTTCTCCAAGGTCGCGGTGGCGGTCAACCGTGGCCTGGCCATCCGCATCTCCGAGGACATGCGTCGTCGGAACCAGATGGAGCGCGTCAACACACAGATGACGCAGGCGAAGAACACGCTCGTGAGGGCGTGGGAGATGGCGTTCCGTGACGCCATCGTCAACAACGCGTCTGTGCCGTACTTCAACGCCTCCGGTACCACCGAGGGTTGGGAAGCGTCCGACGCCACCATCGCGAAGGACATCCTGCTGGCGAAGCAGGTCGTTGGTGAGTCGCAGTCGCCGTCGCAGACGGGCAACTTCTACGGCTTCGTGGCGGACACGCTGATCTGTTCCATTGGGACAGCGAACGTCATCATCGGCAACGACAAGTACCGCGAGTTCTACCGTGGCAACCTGGCGGACCAGAACATCCTGTACAAGGGCAAGCTGCCGAACCAGATCGAGGGTCTGAACGTCATGACCTCTCGCTTCTGGCCGGACAACCTGGTCGTCGTGTGTGAGGCGAAGACCGTCGGGTTCAAGGCCGACGAGCGTCCCACGCAGTGGACTCCTCTCGCGGAGGACGTGGACCGTGAGGTCTGGCGGTCCAACGGCTCGCGCATCTCCGCGGTGGCGATCGACCAGCCGCGTGCGGCCTGCTTCATCAAGGCCACACAGGGTGCCGACAACGCCTTCGAGGGCCCGACCGTCACGATCCCCTGATAGAGAGAGCAGTCGATGGCAGTAGCAACGGCGGAGCGGAAGAAGTTCGTAGTGCGGGAGAACCGCACGGTCATCCTCATGGTGCCTGACTCACGGGGAGTGGGGCAGCGAGTCGTTCGGCGCGCCGGACGTGAGGTCGACCTGACCAAGGAAGAGGCGGAGTACTTCGTCAAGGGTGGGTACGTCGCACCGGTGACGACAGGGAGCTGACATGGCTGAGCCGCGGTACACGGATCCGGAGAACGTCCGCAACCTGCTCTCGCGGGATGTGGGCTACAAAGGTAGTACCGCGGCGACGCTGAGCGACCCACAGATACTCCAAGCGATCGAGGATGCGGAAGGGGAAGTGGATGGCGTGCTACGTCGACGGTATCCACTTCCCCTCTCCACCCCTGTGCCAGATCTGATCTCAACGATCGCAGCTGCGATCGCGGCGTATAACGCTGACCTTGTGTTCCGAGGCTCGACGCCCTACCAGACGCAGCAGGAGCCGGTGCTCTTGCGGCTTAGGTGGGCGAGGGACCTGTTGGAGCAGATCGCTAACGGTGAGATCGATGCCGGTATAGTGATCGACCCTGACGCGGTTGTGCCACCGACAAGCACCGGTGAGGAGGCAACGATCATCAACCCCTACGAGCCGAAACTCATTGGCTGGCAGGATGTTGAGCCTTGCCCGTTCCCCTGGGGAACACAATACCGGAGGGACGCGATTCGCTGATGGGCAAGGGGACGTTCTGGTCGCGGTGTGACAAGTTAGAGGCGATCATCGGTCATGGTGACCTTAGGGGCGTCGTGACCGTCGACCAGGTCTACGCGCAGGACCAGCACAACAACCTGACGTACAACCATGAGGGTCAAGGCATACCGGCGTTCTTGTCGGTTGCCCTACGAGCGAACTACCGTGGGTACCTGAACGCTATCGCGGACACGGTCCTCCACGATGGTGGCGTGAGCGGGATGATCCAATCCATGGTGTTCCTCGCAACTCGGGAGATGCATCGGTACGCTCCGATCGAGTTCGGTACGTTGCGTAACTCGGGTGAGGCAGCGGTGTACAAGGGTGGTGCACTCATCTTCGACCGGCCGGCGAACGCTCGACGGCTGACCGAAGCGGAGATCAAGATCCGCAGTAACCGCATCAAGTACGACTGGCCGGAGACTCCTTGATGCTAACAGCAGAGGTAGTTGAGTGGCTCCAAGGACGTATGCCGCGGCGAGATATCTTCGTCAAGCCCGGTCCGCGTGAGGAGCAGCTACCTGACTACCTCGTAACGGTGACACGTCTCCCTAGTGCCACGTTTACGCTAGACGGCATTGGGGAGCTGTTGCCGTACCGAGTGGTCTGTCGTCCGGCAGCGTTTGATAGCGACAGTGGCGAAGAGTTTGCGGCAGACGTCGATCGCGCGCTCCTCCAGCACGAGATTCCACTGATCATTGGTACCACGCGCGTGATCAGCATCGACAGCCAAGGACGACCCTATCCGCAGGACATCGATGCAGGCGAGCGGATCCCTTGGGTCTGCACGTACCTCTTCGACACGATCCCCCTGGAGGGAGGAAGCTAGTGGCAACGGATAACA